CTTCCTGACGGTCGAAGTCAAGAGATGCGGCATAACCAATAACGCTAGCTGCATGGGTCTGGTCACCGAACACCGGTACGACGTTGGAATAGTCGTATGTGCTGATGATTTTGTATGCCAGTGTGTCGGTTGAGCCAGATACCAGCGCGGATTCTTCCAGCGTGAATGGCACATATCCGAACCGGTAATTCTGACCGTTAACCCAGGCAGAGAAGTCCAGTGCTTCCTGCTCGGTCGGCGTGAAGGATGTCGTGAAGATTGCCCAGTTCTGAGAACTATCAAGCACTGACTGCATAGCCGTAGTGACTACTGCTGCATCTGCGCCCTGCGACAACTGAGCGCCAGTTGCGGCTGTCAGTTTCAGTCCAGCAGATAAGGTGCCGGTTGCGTATGTGATGGTGCTCGCTGCGCCATCGGTCGCGCTGGTGATGATGAAGCGCTTCTGCGTTGTATCGTACTCTACCGTAACGCTGGAGCCGATACCTGTTTCAATCAGGTCAGCAGCCATGGCAAAGCTCGTTGCTGTGCTCAGGTCGATACTGGCTGAGGTTACTGCTGTCCCGTCAACGGTTAAAGTCAGCACACCACTCAGCAATTTGAGCTGGTCTAACGTTACGGTCGCCATAGAGCCTGAGCGCAACCATGCTGCCGCTGCTTCCGGGTTGAACCGCGCAAACAGCAATGCGCCCGGGGTCTTGGTGGAATTGTCGTAGCCCTGAAAATACACTTCAGCCATGCTGAATTCAGCGGATGCACTACCGAAATAGGACGCTACGTCTTCTTTGTTCGTGAATGTGATAACACTTCCCACCGGAGCATAAGCGCTGTCGGTAAGGATGAGGCCATTCAAGTCAAGCGCTGAACCGCCAGCAGGCAAAACGCCAGGGTTAATCTGGACGTCCTTTCTTAATGGGATTGCCATTTATTAACTCTCCGGAGGGTATTTTAAATCTGCGGCAATAACGCCGACTGTAATGCTGTCCATGAAGTCCTGACGCGTGGTAACAGACGGGTTGAATTGCCCGATGAATTCCATCGTCCAGCGGCCTTCGTATTGTTGCTCGCCGTTTATCATCGTTGTCTGATGAGGGTCTGAGCAGTAAAGAGGGGTGATGACGTTGCCATTTTGTCTGAACCACTCACAGGCAAAGTCTGAGCGGATTAGCGTGCCGATGATTGCAGCGTTATCAGCTGCGTTCTCACCGTAACAGTCAATCTGACAAGGCCACTGTGTGCTGCGCTGGTTGAGTTGCTTACCTTCGCCATACACGCCGTTGTCGTCGTATTTTACGCGGTTGGTAGACAGTCCTATCTGTTTCAGCGGAGTCATGATAATGAAGTCATGAAGCGGCATTGGCGTAAGGTTCTGCTGACCTACCAGCACGTTGTCGATGGTGAGGCCGGTGATATCCATCAGAAACGCCTGCAGAGCAATACGCAGGTCTAGCTCGGTGATGTCTACTGTGGCTGTCATGGCGACCTCTGCAGGTTAACAATCAGATGACACCAGTCCGGATAAAGCTCTGCCACTTTCACAACCAGCCATGTCTTGCCATCAACAATCAGCATGTCTCCACCCTGTTGCTCGGGTCGGTTAATACCGTTGAAGTTTCCATTCAGATAGGCGCTTTGCAGAATGCCCTGAACGTTAATCGCATCAACCTGTTTAAGGTCGGTGGATGACAGGGACTGCATCTGCACAATCACATCAACATCGGTATAGGACTGCACGCGCTTACCGCCTGGCGCAGTTGTGAATCCGCTGCTCACTTTCAGCACGCCGGAAACGTCAGGGTTAACCGTTGTGATCGCCCCGCGAACTATTTGATGCAGGTTCATCAGGTAACCTCGTAGTTAACATAGCCAATCATCACCCTGGTGTCGACGAGAGGCTTATCTGACTGGTTAGGCATTACTTTCCTGTTTCTGCGTCGCTCAAGCGTGACTTCGGAGAGCGCAGGCTCAATGAGCGTGGCAATCGACTCCTGAATATCACCCTTTATTTGAGCGCCGACGACCTCAAGCACCGTTCTGGAATCAAGACCTGAAGCAAGGCCGCGCTCGATCGTCTTCTTCCACTCTTCCTGTTTGTCAGCGATTGCGTTGCGGAAGAATGGGCGTGGAGGCTGATTGTTTGCCGGGTCTCCGTACTCGTTACGGGTGGCAACCATCGCGACGCTGGTTCCGTCTGGATAGGTAGAGCCGCCGAGAAAGCCGGCCCTTACCTCAGTGGCATTGAGTCGCTCAGCCATTCCTTCCAGGTACTTATCGAGGCCGTCAGACATAGTTATCTCCAGGATAGTAATTAGCCATCCGGTAGACTTTCGTCGCCTGCCAGAAGTCCATGCCATATGGGCTCTGCGTATACCACGCATACCTGAACTCAATAGGGCCGAGGTCAGATGAAACTGACACACTGCCCTCTGTAGCCGATGCAATGCGTCCTACCATTCCTGAGCCACCACGACCTCGATTGTCGCCGTAACGCACATACGCCAGATGCGCCATGAGCATGTAGAGCAAACGCTCTCGCTTCACGACTTCATCGACAAGTGAGTAATCAGTGTTATTCAGATAGTCAGTGGACTGGTCAAACAGGAATGGAAGGATTGCATCTGGAACGTTGGAGAATTCAGGGTACATGGCGCGGAAACTGGCAATATCCAGAGTCACGACAGCCATGGTTTATTCCTCTTTGTCTTCCTCTACGCCTGCGTCTTTGGCGTTAACCTGCTCAAGGCCTGTCTTCTGGCGCGAGCGCTCCAGAGAAGCATCTGCTGCTGATTTCTCATCAGTAACAGCAAAGACGATGCCATTGCGAATGAATGGCGCATCCTTGTGATTCTTCTCGAAAGCTTCCCATGCTTCAGCAGGAACACCTTTTGTCAGGCCGAAACCGTTTACAAGCTGAGAGGAATTGGCACCCGCCAGGGTGATCTTCTGATCACCGTGACGGAATGACAGGCCATTTGGAAGTTTGCAACCAATAACGTAGGTTGAAGGCTTAGCCATCGATTAAACCCCCAGTAGCTGAGCGAACAGGAACGGTTGAGTAATTACCGCGCCATAGGTTGTGCCGGAGTGTTTCTGCTTCCAGCTTGAAGTCATGGTGATAACCGGGTGAGCACGCAGTTTTTCGCTGTATGCGCAGTAACCAGCATCCTGACCCTGAGCTGTCTCAACGAACATCTGAACCAGTTCACCTGCATCAGTGCTGTACTGAGGAGCCACTTCGATACGGATGTTCGGGAAGGTGTCTTTAACCATCTTCTCGACAGAGTTACCAAAGATTTCGTTGGACTTTTTGAACCAAACGGATGAGTTCGGAGACATACCCAGAACCAGAGGCGAGGCCATGTCCACGCCATCACCAACAGCACCGTTGGTGCGGCCAATCAGGTCGCCGTACAGTGCGAGCACGTCGTTGTAAATGTCGATAACCTGCTTGTCTTTCCACAGGGTCACGCCACCAACAGTTGCCGGGGTGATCGGAGTCGGCAGTGATGGGTCGTTCAGGATGCCGTAGTTCAGCAGGCCAGATACGCCGTAGAAGTAAAACTTGTTCTGCGCCTGATTCAGAGTCCACGCTGCAGCACGTTGTTTCTCTGCGACGTATGGCAGCATAGCCAGGCCATAACGTTCCTGCTCCAGCTCACCATAGGTAACCATGGTCTGGTAGCGGAACACCTGACGGTTTTCCCAGCGGGAAGTTACCTGGTTAGCACCCTGCTCGCTGTAGTCGTCATACGCCACAACGTCACCAGATTGCTCAACGCGCTGGATCATCATGGTGTCTTGAGCCCATGACCCTTTTTTCTTCTCGCCCAGAATCTCGGTCGCTTTCTGCTTAGCGAAGATGGTGCGCACGATTTCAGGGTCGATGAAGGTTGATACTACAGCAGGAATACCGCCGTTTGCGCCAAGACCCGGCTGAGGGTCGGCATCCATTGCAAACTTAGTTACCGATGCAGGCAGGTAAATGCCGCGAGATTCGGCTTCCGCTTTAAAGGCAGCGAAATCAGCCTGAGTCAGTTGAGGCATTATGCTTTGCTCCAGGTAGAGATGATTAACAGATTGCCGGTTGTTGCAGGGCTAGCCACATACCAGTCGGTTTCAACAGCGCCGGAGATGGTTGCGCCAGCTGCACCGGTCTTCAGAGTGCCGTCAGCCAGCACCGCAAACACTTTCTGGCCTTCAGTCGCGTCAGTAGCAGACAGGGCCCAGAAGTCACCACCAACTACCGGAGATGCTTCACGGCCAGCAGGAATAGTCATGCTGGAGTTGCCGAGATAGCCGATCGTGGCGTTTGCGTTGTTGTAGACAAAGCCAACGGGCTTACCGGTGCCGGTGTTGTTCAGCAGGAGTGGGTTGGTACCGTCACGCCAGGCGAAACGGGCCATTACCAGACCGCTTGAGCCAGCCTGATATGCACCAGGACCGCCTGCAGCAGCAATGATTGGGCTGTTAGAAGCAGGCTGACCAGCCTGACCAACGCCAGAGTAAACAGATACACTTGTCTGGAAAGCCATTGTTATTTGCCCTCAAAGAAGTTTTTAACGTTTTCGCGAGAAGACGTAGTGATAACTGCGGAGTCCTGCGCCATGGATGACGGCTGGCGTGCATAGGCTTTGAAAACAGAGCTCAGTGCAGCGGCAGGGATTGAAGCGTGCTCATCACAGCCAAGTTGTTTCAGGGCAGTGCGATACACTTCTTCTGCGCTGTCACAGGCCAGTTCGCCTACGACCGGACGCACATCACGCTCAGCTTTACGCAGGTCGATGAAGCGCTGCTCAACAGCTTTAACCGCTGCATCCATCGCTAACTTGCTGTCGTTTGCCATTTTTTCTTTCTCTTTTTTCTCTTCTTCGGCTTCGTCTTCAGCTAGTTTCTTAGCCTTCTCAGCCTCTTCGTCCTCGGCGAGTTTCTTCTTCTCTTCCTCGGTCATTTCGTCTTTGGCGGTTTTTTGGTCTTTGTCCTCATCTTTGATGATTTCTTCGACTTTCTTTTCCACCTCTTCGGTGTTGGCGTCGTTAGCCAGGAATGGCTTGAAAAGCGCCATGAGTGCTTTTGCTTTTGACATCAGTGTTGTTCCTGTAGGTTTTGAGTCGTATACAAATACATCCGGGCCTGCGCGACCCGATGGCACGATTGCCACGTGGTTACAAACGATGTCACGCATGACGCCATCGTATGCCTCTCCCTCGTACTCGCCCGGGGTCATATCGAGCCGGTAGCGGTATGAGGATGAAATTTCGCGCTGCTGCTTGTTCTCCACGCCGATGATGGAATTCACATCCCAAATGACGAGAGAGTTTTTCAGGTAGGTGCCGTCGAATTCAGCGCTTTCACCAGTTGATCCGATGATTGCCTCTTTCGGTGGGTCAAGCACTGACACTGCGATGTGAGTGTTAAGCAGCGGTTGGTTGTTGAATGTGTCTGCGGCCTTGCTCAGCTCTTCAGGGTCACGCAGGAGGCGATATGCTTTATCAGGAATGAGACCTAACTCATCGCAGCCTGTAATCTCTCGACCGTAGTAGACGCAGACGTTAGCCTTGCTGATTGGGGTTAGCTCTACGTGAAGCTTTCCATCCGCGTCATAGGTGCGCACGCTTGCCCTGTCAAATGCTAATGCAGAGTCTTTGGCGTAGCCGTTCGCGTATGCCGCTCGCTCTACTTCTTCGGCTTTTTCCTGTGTATCGAATGGCCCTTTCGAACCCCAATACCACTTGCCGTCTTTTTGATGTACTGGCATTGGATTACCTTTCTTCAGGCAATAAAAAAGGCCACCGAAGTGACCTTGTTGATTTATTTCGTTTTAAAACGGCAAAACCGGCTTCCACGTGCAACCGCAGTTTGGCTCCTCGCCAGGAAGCACATACTGGCCTTTATCACCAATCGGAAGCCCCTTATCGAGGTCGAACTCTTTGCCGTTAGCCTGCACATGTTTGTGTCGTGGTTGATTGCCACCGCCACTGTGAAGCCAGATGCCTTTCTTGATACCTGCAGCCTGCTGACGTGCGTTTGAAAGCGCACTGGTAGCTTTGCGTACCTGGTCACGAGCTATGAACTCAGCGCGACGCCTGGTGATACCATGACGCTTGCCAAACTCACGCCCTATCTCATCAGCCAGTTGCTTTCTGTCTCCACCTTTGGCGATTGACCGGAACACCATTGATTCCACTTCAGTGAAGTATTTCTCGGGTATAGAGCGAATCAGCGACACGTTTTCAGCAATGATGGCATCACGCTTTTGCAGCATGGCGTCAGTCCATTGCAGGTTTATAACCAGCGAGTCTTTGCGGGCAGATGCGAGAATGCCACGGTCGACAGCCTCAAGCGTCTTATCTGCCACCTCATCGGAAACCGGAATCGCCTTCCTGATGAAGTTGTCTATCCACTTCTTAGCCAGCGAGGATATGGCGCGCTTCACCAGGTCAACCGGGTTAGCATCCATCGCCATATCCATCGCCAGCGGGTTATCCCGCATGATGGTGACTATCTCTGCCTTAACGTCATCATTCATCTCACGAATCGTTCTGAGCAACTCCTTCTGGTACCACCTGATGTTGCCCGCGTTGTAGTTCACTGGCTTCAGACTCTTCGTCTTCTTCCGGTTCATAATCACCATCCAGATTTTCGAAGCCAGCGCCATCGATGCCTTTCAGGGCATCGCGAGCCTCTTCGGTGTCGACCAGTTGCGAGTCAGCAGCGGCAGTGACCGTTTCGACCTTCAGTTTGGCAATCTCGGCTTTCTCTTTCTCGCTCAGCTCATCCAGTGGACGGAACTCGAAATAGATATCCTCTTTGATTTCGCCAAACTCGGAGAGCTGGATAATCTTGAAGATATTCTCCAGAGCCCGTCGTATATCTCGTTCCTGCATCCCTGAAATGGTTTCGTGCCACGTCTCAAGCTCTGAGTCACCTGATGCGTTTAATCCCGCAGGAGCGTTCCCCAGGAGCTTCAGGTTGGTGATACGCGCCGGGATGCACATCTGATCCTGATAATTGGAAAGCAGGTTGGACAATTCACTGAGAGATGTCTGCATGTGAAGCAGGTCCTCTTGATTGTCGAGCACCCACAATCCTTGGTTATCCTGCAGGGCAGTGAAAAGCTTGATGCGCTTGTCGAACTGCCCTGGCTCAGCAAGGCGAGCATCCATGTCAGTTTTCAATGCTCTCATGCGCAGCGTGCGGAGAATCTTGATGACGTTCTTCTTGGCATCGCGCCAGTCAGTAACGTAATCCTCCATCAGCTGCGTCAGCGACAGTCCGCCGAACGAATATGACGGCTTGAGGATGTCTGGCACAGGTCGGCTGATGATGTCGATGAAGCGAGACTCGTGAACCGTCTGCCCCATGACAAACCATGCTTGCGGCTTGTAGTAGTTGTCAGACAGAGGCCATCGCGTGTTGTACATCGCCGGGTAAATCCATGTCGGGTCAACGCAACGCAGGCCTTTCAGGGAGCCCTTTGGAATCTTGCGAGGGTCAAGGAAGAGCGGCTTCTCAAGCTCTGTCTCACTCGCTCCTGTGTCAACGTAGATGTGGGCAACGCCAAACATGGAGTCCTGCTTTACAGCCTCATGGATTAAGCGCTTCACGTCGTACTTAACCAGCGCCTGCTCCATCAGTTCGATATCTTCATCACCATCTTTGCGGCTTTTAACCTCAATCCAGTTTCGCGTCATCTCGTCGGCCATAACAGTATGCATGTTCGCATACTCGACCTGCTGAGACATGGCAGCCAGAATTGGGTAGCCACGGAAGCCTGAATACTCTGTGCCGATAGACATGCCGTTAAGCACATCATACGGCGTTGCATCCATCGCCAGAGTGGCTTCCTTCTTCGCATCAGGGATTACCCCTGGAAGGGGTTCATATCGTTTAAATTCAGCGTACGGCTTTTCTTCATTTGCTACAGAGGCATTATCAAGATGCATCTGCGTGATTTTTGCCAGTTCCCGCCGAGTGGGTTGCGCTGTTTGCTTGCGTCTTGTCATTGGAGTATCTCGTCAGGAATATGGAATGGCTTGTGAATCGGAGCGAATGCCATGATGAGTGAGTCGGCCATGTTTGGTGATGGTATGCCGCGCTTCTTCATGTCCTTTTTGCTCTCAACCTTCACTCGACCGTTATTGTCGTAATCAACCCATGGGCGAGATAGCTCAGCCTTGAGGTATTCAAGCTGCTTTATGCCAGAGGAAAGGCTGATTAGCTGGTCGTCAGAGAATTGCTTCACGAAATCGCGATCGTCCGGGTTTGCTTCCAGATGCTTAACGACTCGCCATGTGTTGTAGAACCGGTCACGCACTCCCCACCACGCCTGCGCCTTGATGTTGGAGAACATGTCTTTGTTGGTCTTCCCTTCGGCATATTTGGATTCAGGTTTGAATACTGACTCACCAGCATTGAAACCAGTGGCAGGAATGCGACACACGCGCTTCAGGTGGGCTTTTACGCCAGCACCAACACCAATGGAGTCATAAACAATCTCGCTAGCCCTGACTTCTTCTGCGTAGTTTTTAACGCGATCTGCTGAAGTGATGACATCGCCTTTGTTCCACTGCTGGCAGTCGGTTACAACCGAACCATGAGCAAGTGTTGTGGCGTTACTGTCCTCACCCTCATCTGCAACGTCGAAGCCGATGCGCTTACGCCCTGATGCCTCAAACCCAATCTTCAGATGAGCATCCACGGCGGCTGCAATCCACGATGGCTTGATGATTGCCATGTCGCTGTCTGCTACCGGCTCGCCTTCCCAGATGTGCAGGTAAAGGTCGTAGTCTTTGCGCTTGCACTCCTCCATCTCCAGCCGCAGAACGTCAGGAAACCACGGGTTATCGGTGTAGTTGACCGTCAGCAGACAGATGTCATCAGGGGGCGCAATGACGAAGCGCTGATGCGTATCGTCGAGGATGTTCTTGGGGTTGTAGCTTACCCATATTTCAGAGCCGGGCTTACGAATGGTAGGAATCAGGATTTCCCACGATTCCTTTGATACCGCCTCTGCTTCTTCCATCCAGCAGATGTCGATACCTTCTAGCGACTTAATCTTGGTAGGGTTGTTCTTAATGCCGTAGAACATGAACTCACTACCGGTCACCAGGTGGCGAATGCTCGCACGCTGCACCTCAAACTCTGAGGCGTAACCTTCACGGTTGATTGTGTCGTCGAGCAATCGGATTACTGAGTCGCTGATACTGTTCTGGAGTTCGCGGGCGCAGAGAAAGCGATAGCACCCCCGGCGAGATATCTCTACGAGTAAACGTGCAATAGTCCAGCTTTTCCCTGACCCGCGTCCACCTTTGCCACTTTGTATCGATGCGGCTTAATGAATGGTTTGAATATCGGGTTAATCGCTGTCATCTTCGAATAGCTCAGTGAGGGATTTGTTCAGGTTGAGGCCTAGGCTTCCGCGCATTTCCACTATCTGTTTATCAAGCCCAGTTAGCTTGGCCTTGCCCATCGTTGCTGCTACAGCTGCAGATGATTGTGGCGTTTCTGCACTAAGTGCTTTTTGTCTGGCCTCCTCCAGTTCGGCTAGCAAGGAATCCACAGTTACGTTGTGTCGCTGTTTAATCTCTCCCTGTAATTCCTTTAACCTTACCGATACCTTACCGTTTGAAAGCAATTCAGATGCTTTTACGTGTATTGCTTCAGCCTTCATCTTGTCAGCAGCATACGCCGTCCGATAAGCCTCAGAAGCATTACCCGTTTCGATGTATGCCTGACAGAAAGCCTCTTGCTTAATTGTCAGACTGGCCATGTTATTTCTCTACCTTAAACTTAAATCCCCATCGAGCGATGAAGGCTGTCAGGGATTCGAAGTGTTTCTCTCTTACGATGCGTGCATAGACAAATGCCTTAAGCACGGACAGCAATGGGCTTACCCACCACCGCTTTTGAGCAACCACCTTCATTGTGATCATTAGCTGGACGCCATCAGACCTGCGGCAATCAACTTGGTAAGCAGGCTGTTGAAGTCTGCTTGTGTTGGTGCAGCAGTGAGCTGAGCAGTGAATGTCATTTGCTTAACCACGCCAGCAGTGCTTGCAGTAGCGGCTACAGGAAGGTCAGATGATGTTGCTACGGTGGTTGTTGAACCGTTTTGAGCTACGACGCGTTTGGTCATTTTAGAATTTCCTGCTGAATAGTGAATATCCCGCCCGTAGGCACACACATAAAACTTGCTGCAATATTGAACACTCTCGAAAGAATGCTCTGTATTACACTCTCAATTCTTCTACCACCGCTTGAGAAGGCAGCTATGAACGCCACAGACATCCCGCAATGCTGTGACGCGGTATCATCTTTTTCGAATAACCTGCACGCTCTTGCAGAAAGGAGGAGCTGCAGTCATGGCTAATGCAGGTAAGCAGCGAAGATGTAGCGCTATGGTGGGTTACTTCAGGCACTGGGTGTTGATGTATTCCTGGAGGCCAAGAATCATTTTGTTGCTGGTTTCGATTCGCTCTCTGAGACTCCAATAATCCCGTTGAGCGGAGTCAGTAAGTCTGGCGGAGTCTGCATCATCCACGCCGGAGGAGGTGGAGGCGTTAGCTTTTGAGGAGACGACTTTGATGCGCAGCCCACACTTGCCATCAGCAACACAGCGCTGCAAATCATCAAGCTTGCTTTTAGCATCTGCCAGTTCTCCGGAGTATTTCGAATCGAGAGCAGACACATCGCGCTGTCGCGTCTGCATGTCGGTGATTGTCTGCGTGGCTAGCTTCAGGTCTTTATCAGCCTGGATGTATTTATCGTGGTAGGTGTTCGCTACCTTGCCTGCAATAACCACCCATACGAACATCAGGGCAATTACAATCACCTTCCAGTGAGCTTCTACGGTTTTCCATAGCATAACTGGCGCTCCACTTCACGGCGGTTGATGAGGCCTTTCCACTGCTTACCACCGGCATATGTCCAACGTCGTAATTCATCACACGCACCAGGAATATCGTTGCGGTTTAGTTTCTTCAGTAATGTGGATGACTGGAAGGCACCTGGGCCTACGTTGTAGGTGAATGAGTAGAGCGCAGCTTTCTGATAATCGTTCAGTTTCACTTTCACTGAACCATCTACCGCCTTTATTGCTGGCTGCATATGCTTGTACAGCAGTGCATCACACTCAGCCTTTGTGTAGGCCTTGCCCATCTTCACATCTGCGCCTGTAACTCCAGCGCAGACTGTGGGTATTCCTATTGGATCAAGATATGGCTTATAAACCACGCCTTCCTGGTCTTGTATCAGTACGCCTGCAATAGATATCGAACCGGCAACTGATGAAGCTACCAGTGCATTACGTAGTTTTGCTGGAATTGCCATTGGTTGAATCCTGAGGCTGAAGCTCTGCATCTATGCTCTTCACAATTGCAGCTGCTTCTGTAATGTTCGCCACATCACCCCGGGCATAGGCAGCCTTGAGGATGTCTGTGCGTTTGCGATCTTCTTCAATCGCTGCTTTGTTCTTTCGGTCGTTAGATCTGTATGTCAGCCAGGTGAATGTCGCCGTGATGGCAAATCCCAGGGCGAAGAGGACATCCTGAAGAGTTAGCATGGCGAAAAATCCCGTTAGACCTGACCAAAAGTAGGACCAGAATCCGTTGCTTGTATTCATGCGGAACATGCTCTACCCCTCATTACGGGGGATTTGTTCAAGAATTAAGAATCTAGGTAATTGTCTGCTGAACAAATCCGATCTATGGTCATGGCGTCTGATCAGACGATATGGGCCTCGGTCTTTGTTCGTGAGTCCTATCATGAGCAAGATGGCCGTAGGTTGTTCCACCAACTTACGGTCGCCAATTTTCACGAAGCCCAGCTCAATGCAGGGTTTTCTTTTGGTCATTATCAAGCGCCCAGATATAGACGCTTTGTAATGACTACTGGAATGTAGCTACTGTCACACCTTTTTCATTGCATACATAGGCCACTTCTCCATCATCAAGAAGCACTTCTGCATCACCTCCATGCCATCCAGTGAAGAAAATCATTCGTGATTCTTTCACGTAGCTGACATCTCCTGTCACTTGGAAAATGGAGGTGTCTTTATCTGAATTAATCGTCTTGAGAGTAAGCATTGGTATTCCTGTTGGTATTGGTGGTTGTTTATAGGTGAAAGCGCATACGCCACCGTAGCCACAGCGGATAAGGTGAGGGTATTGTCTGTCTGGTATTTGGTGGGATGCGCTTTCAGAAAGGTCGTGCTTAAAGCGCAAAAGCCCCGAGCTATTAACTCAGGGCTTGTTTGTTTGGCTGCTCTGTTCGCTTTTGCTCCGAGCATATACAAAATGTACTACTTCCATTTCGCGTGTGCAAGTTATTTAGGACAATTTACCTAAATATTATGCAGCCTGTGGAAATTCCTTCTCAATTTCGCGCCTCATCGCATAAAAGATTTCTGAATCGAGCACGTTCTCGCACCAGACAACCCTGCGCCTGCACGACTGGATATCCATTCCGGTGACTGCATTCATCATCCTGGCGATATCTTGCGTGCAATTGCGATTGCAATATCGCTTAATAGCTACATCGCGGACGGGGCTTTCACGGTGAAATGTCTTAACCATCACACGTTCAACGAAAGCAGCATCATCGAATTCTTTGGCGAGAGCGATGATGTTGCTGAACGATGATTGAGGGATGACCAGTTCGCGAGCTTTCTGATATAGCGCATCTCCACGTAACCCATCTTCTTCGTAGAGACGCATGACGACAGACTCAATCTGTTTGGCCTTGTCATCACTCCACTGGCTACGAATCATCAGGCGGCCGATAACGTTGATTGCACCACCTGGAGAGTCATCACCGGCGTTAACCTTTCCCCATACCTGAAGCATGTAGTGAACCCACGCTTTCTGGCGAGAGTTAATGGTTTTCTTTGGGTGCTTCCAAACGCGGCGGAAATGAGCATCGTCGATGAAGTTGACCATGCCGAATATCGGAGTGTGTCTCATCTCCATACTCCTGTTTCAACGCTTTCAAGATAGCGATCAGCTTCAACTAATGCGTTGCATTTCCATGCAAGGCCAGATGATCGCAGGAATCTGAAAGGGGGGAAGTAAGTGAGTTGGTCAATCAGCATAGTTGCGAAATTGTTGTGAGCTGGCTTTATCATCTACGCTGCCTCTGGGTCATTTTCAGGTTTATTAAGCCCTAAGCGATTAACCAGCTCGCGGCGACGCTCTGCCAGTAAACACATTGCCCTTTCTGCGTCTGCAATTTGCGCATCGATATCCTTTAACTTCTCCATGTCTGCGTGACGCTGCCATTTGACTTGCTGGATGTTAGTTACTGAGCACATACGGGTTCTCCTACTAAGCTGTCTAACTGGCGACGCATCATCTTCAGTGCTCCATCAGGGAATGGCTGACGGGCTAAGCCAGCAAAGATGGCGCGGATTTTCTTGTCGCGAATGCGCTTGAGTAACTCGGTCACTGTTGCGCGGATGGTGGCGTTAATCTTACGGTCTTCGAGCTGTGCGAATCGAACGGATAGCTCCACTGTAACCAGAGCATCCAGATACTCTTCACAGACCTCTCTGCTTATGTCTGTCATGCTGCCTCGCTATATCTCTTACGGAGTTTTTCGTAATGACGAGCCCGGCGCGTGAAAATTGACTTAACTCGCTTCAGGTACTCGATATCGAATTTTCGTGGCTCGTTGTCAGCTTCAAGACGCTCAACCCTTTCCAGACCTATGCGCTCTATAAGCCGTATGCGATACTCGACAGCATTACCGCTAAGCTGCCTGTTGCATCGGGTGCATGCCGCATGAACGTTAAATACGTTGAATCTGAGGTGGGATGCTGCACCACGCGATCGGTAGTGGCTGGCATCAACTGCGCTGCCGGTGATGTAGTTGGAATTGCTGATAAGCTTTCCTGGGTGACTGATGCACTCTTGGTACATATCGCGCATCCTGATATATCTGTTGAATGCTGCCTGAGCCTCTTTTTCCCATTCTGCTCGTGTCTTTAAAGCCTCCCTTCTCTGCTTCAAGTCAGCGCTATGCTCGCGTTCTCGCTTACGCTGTTCACGCGCAGCAATTTCAGCATCGCGTTGCTTATTGAACGCAATAGCGCATTTGTAGTTATGGCAGACTTTCTGGAGAGAACTTCGTGGGATGTATTCGGTAGAGCAGATTGGGCAGGTCTTAGGCTTAGGCGTTTTGCCTTTAGCCATTTTTCAAACTCCTGCGATAAACATGTTGAGCCCAAGTGCGAAGGTTGTGATCGACTATGTCGCTATAGTCGTCCTTGTATTTCCGCTTCATAGATTTACAGCGAAAGAAGATGACCAGAGCAAATAGTGGATACGCAAACATCATGGCAAATAGCAGTAACGAACCAACAGAAAGCTTAATGATGAAAACTGGAATATAACGAACTTCTGCATCCGGAAACTCTGCAATCTCATCGAGCAAGTTACTTGCTATGTTCGATGTGCACTGCGCCGATGCTGATAAGCAATCAATGAAGTTGAAGTCATATCCTGCCGCTGCCGCCCACGCAGGATTATCCTGGAAGTGCCTGAAAGTAATTTCTCCGTATCTACTAAATATCATCATCTTCCTCCGTCATAAATCCGTTAGGGTCGCGATACGCTATTGCCAGTGAGGCGCACTCTTCACAGCAATGAACCTCGCCATCTGATAACTCCTTCGTGCAGCCTGCGCACAACGTTCGACGTATGCTCTGCTGCTCGTAGGATTGGGCTTCTGATTGGCTAAGCATGTTTAGCGTCCTGCATCATGAGGAAGACGATCATGGCGGCGCGGAGAGGATTGCATGCAACATGGAAGCGAGACTCACCCCATTCGTTTTCTGCTTTCCAGTCACCTTCATACCGATTACGAATTGAGATTCTATTGCTTTCGATAATCGGCCATGCGTCTGCCGGGTTGTTGCATGGGTCAAATAATCTTTTCTCCCCACTCACACTAACTGTTCTACTAAGTGGCTCCACGAATGAAACGCTGTAAATGGATTTTGCAACTCGCTTGTTAATTTCGAAATCTGATAACTGTGAATAGTCCATATCAATGCACCCTCTCGCTAACTGGCTGCTCGTCATTGCTGACGATGCTGATAATCAAGCTCTTTCCGCCGAAGTCGACGCAAAGCGTTTTGTCTTCTTCATCCTCAAGCTCGCCTTCCAGATAATCGGCTATTGAGTTGACCAGCAGGTCAATGGGGTCGATGTCATCCATTGATGCCTATGTAAGAAGGTCATCGAGTCGACCCTGGTAATCTTCGATAAGGCTGCTCATTTTTTGTCTCCGTAAATTCTTCTGAACGCCTCTATGTCTCTTATTGCTTCGGTGAGTTTTTTCTTTAAGTTCATGTTTTCATCTTCAAGCTTCTCTCTATCCTTCTGGTAACGCGCCTGATGCTCTTCCCATGCTTGTTGGTAAGCTTTCATCTTGGTAATGGTTGCTCTGCGCTTCGCCTGCCGAACAGCGTGATGATTTTCTATGAACCAGCCCGGGTCACTGAATGCCGCTCGCGCGCACTCGTACCAATAGGCGGTTGCGGGCTTGTTGAGCCAGTAGATGCAGATAAACGGAAGCTTTATGGCAACCATCTTTCTGTTGGATTCTTTCTGACCAAACATATGCTCTTGCTTTATGCTTAGGCCGAATCCAGGTTGAATTAACAGCATTGTTATTTCCTCGCACGGTCACGCAGCCAGCGGATATCCCACAGGTGCGCGGTTTAGTTGAAGGTTGTTACGTCTGATTCGGTGGGTACTGGCTTGGGTTTGTTTCTGGAGCGTCTGGTGGGGATGAATATCAGGTTGTCCATTGCGATTTGGGTTATGCTTCGTCGCTGTCGACTCATTCATACCTCCTGTCAGTGAATCTGACGCCCTGACCTATTGCCCACGCAGTCGTGTACTCGATAAGGCTCGCCATGCGCCCTACGCTCATCTCTGCGCTGCTCTCGCGAATGTTTACGTACTCACCCTCCAAACCAGGCAAAACATCAGCACCATCTTTTGTGGCAATGGCGTGACCACTTATCAACAAAACCTTCCACTGCTCTGGTTTCAATTTCCTTCCACACCACTTTACCTGACGAGCGATATCACCCAGCATCGCGTGAAATTTCGCGTTCTGGTCCAGGTTGCGCCGATATTCAAGGATTTTGATGGTGATTGGTCGTTCGTTGTCGAGAGGTGATGCGAGGATGGCGTTTATTGCTGACTGCTGTTGCTGCTTACTTCGAAGAAAGATTGTTTGTTTCATTGGCGTCTCTCATGCTCAGAAGGACGTAGCCAGGTAGATATGAACCGACA